CCAATGATTCCCTTACCGATACGTGCCCATGGTGCCCCACGGCTAGATATACGAGCACCAATAAGACCAGACATTGTTTCTTCCATTGCAGTCTGGAACCTAACTAAGGCTTGAGTATTTCTTTCTAAAGCGGCGTAGTTATCTTTCTGTCTGTTATAGAACTTCTCATCACGCAGTTCCATAAGGCGAGTTGTTTCTTCGTTTTGTGTTGCAAAGTTTCCTTCAATGCCCATTGTCTTGCGTTGTGCTGCGTTTTCAGGGTTATACATTCCCTGCCTTCCACCAGTTTTCTTTTGAAACTGAAGGTTCTCTTGAGCGTATTGAAGCACCATGTCTTGCATTTCAACAGGTACACCCATAGCGCTAAGTCGGGCACGAGTCATTGATCCAGGTTGTAAACCTGAATTAACTAGTCGCTCATTAGTTAATCCTGCACCACGCACAATTTGTTGGATCACTTGAGTTGGTGTACGTTGTGAACCACCAGGACCATACAAGCCAGTTCCTAAAGTCATAGTCAAACGGTTGTTAACTTGAGGAGAGGCTAGGGTTCGCATCATTTGCGCCATGTCCTCAGTGCTATAGGCATAACCAAAAGCGGCTCTTAAACCACCAACACTTGATGCCATCTTCTGAGCATTAATACCAGTCTGTGCTTGTAAAGCAAGGAGCGTGTTAATACCACCAGCACCCAAGCGGTAGTCACGCATTGGATCACGATATTGGTTTACATATTGTTGTTGAGTGATTCCTTGTGTTTGTTGGAACAGAACAGCCAAACGATCATTTGCCAACATTTTTGGATAGGCAGAATCTGTTCTCCTATCAATAGCGCCAACACCTGTTGAAATTGCCTGTGTGATGAGGCGATCCATGGCTTCATAACCGTTTGGTTGCGTAATAGTTCCTGAGATACGTCCACCGATATAACCGCCAGCACCACCTCCGCCTCCCCCACTAAACCCTCCACGCATGTTGGTGAAGAAGCCCCCTTGACCTCCTGGTGCTCCAGAATTGGAGTTGCGTGCTTCTCGTGTGGCTTCAATCTCTGCTCTAGCAACAGCAGTTACGAAACGAGCGGCACGTTGTGCCATGTCTCCAACTCTGCGGAGACGCTCTGAGGTGCGATCTAAGGCGCTGTCAAGGCGTGACAGGGCAGAAGTGTCAAGTGAGAAGCGAGCACGATGCTCAGAAGAACGACCACCAGAACGAGAACGACCTCCAAACAAACCACGACCGCCTGATGACATTTGTCCGCCGTTATCTAGCGAACTGCCACCAAGACTTGGTTCATCTCCAAAAGGATCGTACTCAGTTACCATCGGTCATTAATCTCCAGATTTACGCCATTTACCCATTGCAGACCAGTAGCGCCTTTGACGCACTGTCATGTTTTGTATGTCGTTGAGCGTAAAGCCCTTGTAAACCGTGGCGATCAGATCGTATTCCCAGTATATATGAACTAGGTTAACCAAATAAAAGGGAGGCCCAATCAAGTACTAGTTTCAAATCATCTCCACACGTAGCGCACTGGGCTTCCACCTCCCCAATTTGAGGTCCTGGCTGGTTATCCAAGAGTTGACGGAGAATGTTGGTACGGTCACGAAGACTCAGACCTTTTGCCCAGTCCATGGCATTCTTAATTGATGGCTCTTCCAAACAACGAGCAAGCATCAAAGTATTCTGCTCTGCTGTTGTCTTGGCACGTTTTGCTACAGCCTGACTATCAGACCCAGTTGGGAGTCTGAAGTTTAAGATTGTCCCATCAGTAAGTTCTGCCATAATTGGCGCTTGTAGATCAAAATCCACAGTCTTACGTTCAAACTCGTCTAGTGAAACGTTAACGTCGTTTGATGCACTACAGGTGTTACACATCACAACATACTCACGGATCTTTCCGTAAGTAGCCTCAACAACGCCTAGGAATAACAAGTCACGATCACCAATGATCAAGTTGTCAATCATTGATGGGTTTTCTTTTACTGGGGTGTCCCCAATACTTATAACCGCTCTCTTAAGCAGAGTAGACATGTACTCTGCGTAAACCAAGTTCTTTGAATCCAAAGCGGCAAGCGCTTCTTCATCAAAGCCATTAAGTTCACGAACAACCGCCGTGGTTTCCCATGAGTTGGTTTCTTTATTAAAGACACCTCGCATGAGTTCCACGATGGTATTCGGTGCCTGCTCAATCTGAGGAATGTCATCAGCGAGTGCGGCATTAATAGAATCAGCCTGTTGCTTTGCGTCCATCTTGTGCTCCTAAATTGTAAGTTGTTTGGTAATACTAGCCTATGGCATCTTGTCTAGGTTTGCTGCCTCTTCTGGGTCCCATGCAACATAGAAACCTTCGTGGTGAACAGTCATTGACTGAATCAAAATACCGTTGTCACCTGCGTTCAAGTCGGTGAGAGCGTACGAGCCAGGCCATGCATTGAAAAGTTTAAATCCAAACTTTACGTTTCCTGGGGTGACTTCTGACGAAGGTGCACCATCGTACTGGTACTTAAGACCGTTGGTGTTGCCATTAGCAGTACGGGCAGTGTGAGGGTGGTCATAAACACGAACCACAATGTCACAGCGGTAAGCGCCATCACCAAGAGATCCGCTATTTGGAAGATCTTCACCTGCGATACCGCCGCCCAACCAAGCGTGGATGAAGCGTTGCCACTTCCACAACTGGTCTTGACCAGCAAAAGCACCACGAGCAAACGAGACAGGGGCAAAGTCTGACTGTGCCACCATCTTGTGTGGGTGGGTGTTCATTCCACCTTCACGGTATGAGATAACTTCGTTGGTTACGGAAATACCACTAACTTGAGCAAATCCAATTTCGTCAATGCCAGTCAAAGCACGAGCAAGGTTGTCACTTGATGTGTCTGTGGTTTTTGGAAGGATCTGCACACGGAATTTAAAGTTTCTGAGTGGATCGGTACGTAGCGTTGTTGCCATGTTTTTATTGCTCCTTGATTAGAGGTTTCCAGCGGCAGAACCGCCAGCGAACTGAGTGAGGTTGATTACTACGAATTCGGCTGGGTACTGCAATGCGACACCAACCTCAATGTTTACGTATCCGTCTTCAATACTTGATTGGGTATTGTTTGTACTGTTGCAAAGGACATAGAAAGCCTGACTTGGGCTACTTCCCTTAAGGTTTCCTTTAGCCCAGAAGTCAGTCATAACACTGGTCAAAGAAACGTTGATACGGTTCCACAAGCGCTCGTCGTTTGGTTCAAACAAAGCAAACTGAGTTTGTGCTTGCAATACTGTGCGCAAGTAACCGAGGGTACGACGTACAGTGATGTACTTGTCTGGACGCATTTTTGCCAAAGTGCGAGCACCATTGACAATTGCTGTGCCACCAGGAATGATGCGGATGCAGTTAACGTGGTTTGTTGAGTACAGTTCTCCTTGATCAGCGTCACTAATCGTGGCTACCAACCCAAACACGTTTTGCAAGTCAAGTGAATACCCAGCAGGTGCTTTAGCAACACCACGGAGTTTCTCTGAACGCACAAACGCACCAGCGATTGCTCCACCTGGGTAGGTGTCACGGACAGCCGCTGGACCGCTCTTTGATGGGTCATACATCTTCAATGCTGGGAAATACACGGCACCGTAGCCACTGTCAGTTGTGCTGTAACTAGAGATTGTGGTTTGCATGTCAATCTTGCTTGCCGCAGTTAATGGGCAGTCAATGATTACAAACGAATCTGCACGGCTTGCGGCGTATGACAGTGCTTGGTTAACACGGGTACTTGAAGTCTGCCCAACAAGGTTGATAACTAGCGGACCAGGAACCGTTGAAAGGTTTGTTACAGCAGTTGCCCACTCTACATCTGCAGAAACGGTGTTTGGTGCTGTTGCATCTGAACCGTTTGCAAGCGTAAAGGTTGTTGAGTAAGTACCTGCGCTAATACCAGAAACAGCAATTGTAGTTGACGAACTAATGGTTGCAGGAGTACCTTGTACCTTTACATATGAAGAATAAAGTTCAAGAACTGTCTTGAAGTAACGACTTGATGCAGGGTCAAACGAAAGTTCTTGCCATCGTTCAACTTCAACCAATGCACCACTAGCGTTCAAAATGTTTACAGACATTGCAAACAATGTTGACAGTTGTACTTTTGGAGCACTTGATGGAGTCACCAAAGTGTTCTGGTCAAACGTCAAAGTTGCTGAAACGTTGTTTCCCCATCCACCTTTGGTGGCGGCAGCAAGAGTGAACAAGGTGGAAGTTCCCGATGCACCAGTTACAGTTCCTGTGTACGCATAAGTTGATTCCACAGCGGTGGTGTCAAGTACTCGTGACACATATGTTTCTGCTCCACCGTTTGCAAAGTACTGGTAGACAGCATAACCAAGGTCGTAAGACTGTGACAACTCACCGAACTTAGCCTTGTAGTCTGCCCATGAAGTTACTAGGATAGGGGTGCTTGGTCCACGTTCTGCTGTGCCTACAAAAGCGGCAACAGTTGAAGCACTGCGTGAAGGTACATTCGTGGTAAAAGGAGTTTCACGTACGTAAACTCCAGGACGGTCGTATGCCATTGATTACTCCTAAATAAGAGGGTGACAGGGTTTCATTAATTAATTTGTCTGTTCAAGTGTAGTTGATACAGAGGTAACTTTCTTGATGCCAGTTAGTGCTGACGTTGGTAGTTCCGACGTCATTTGTAGTGTGTATATCTTTCGGAAAATACGCTTACGGTAACCAGCCTCGGGGTCAAGAAGATCCGCCGTTGACCAGTCCAAAAGGTCCAAGCGGCGGGAAGTCCCGTCAGCCTCAATCCAAATGGAACTGTACCTAAAAGGCACAATCGTTGTAAGCATTTGTGCGGCTAGTTGTCGGTCATGTAGGGCACTTCTAGTAAACGTAGAAACTTGGTATAAAAGGTCTACAGGAGTAAACTCTGTGGTGCTGAAGTACTCGTACCCTGGAACGTTAGGGGAACTTGCAGAAGATGTACTAGGCCAGTAATCTAAATTATTAGGGTGCCCAGCACGGTTAGTTGTTGGAAACGATTCTGAGTGTTGACGGTTCTTAGCGTGGACAATGTCAATTAGTTCAATTGTGATGAATGGGTACACACGCTCTGTTTCCCCTTCTGGATAACGGAAGAAGACCTGTACTGGGCGTGATGCGTTACGGTCGTCTGAAACAGTTATATTTGATAAATGAAGTTTCAAAGCCTCATCTTCGGCAAGAAGAAAGCCCTGTCTCACATTTCCCCCAATGCGTTCTTCATAAAGAGTTCAATCTTTCTTTCAATATTTTGGGTGCGCTTAAGAACCAGGGAACGGTATACCCCTTTGGCTGGGGTGTCTTGATCACCATATTCAATAGTGTGTACATCGTCACCAATGAGACGATACACAATTGAAAGATCTTTAGGATCAAAATAAACTTTGATGGCGTTGACATACTCTCTATGCCCAGCAGATATAAGGTCTTTGTTTATTTCCTTATTCTCTTTGGCAACAAGTTCTTTGATGCCTTCTACAATCAAATTGGGGGCATCAGCAACAGCATCCATTGCATAGAGGATTGGGGCTGGGATTCCAGAAATGACACTAGAACTTGCAGGCAAAGACTTAACATAGCCAGTCATTGGCACATCCTTAAAGTTCTAGGCGTTGGTACCCCTTGGCGCTCACCAAGATTGATTTAAGTTTATCAAATACTAGGCAACGCTGTAGGCCAAGGCAGGTTCTGAACACCCATAGCCGATGGACCTGGATCAAAAGGCATTTCTTGGTTGATGTAAACCTCAATGCCTTCAACGACTACCAAAACGTCGTCACGTAGACGACCACGGACACGATATGTAGCAATAGCAAAATAGCGACCGTCATACAAAAACATGTCATTTAGATGCTTTTGGTATTCAAAAGGGTCAGAAACTCCAGCCGTTCTGAAGTCCTCAACAGACGCTACGAAGTTAGTAACTTCCACAGGCTGACGTCCTTCAGGGATGGCTCGCTTTTGGTCTTCTGTTTCTGTAACCATCAAAGTAGGGATAACAACCCCAGGCTTATATTTACGACCACCTGTTCCTACAATGCCTTCGTCATAGACGTCATCGTAAATAGATCCAGCGCTGGCAGGGGTCGTGTGTGGGAGGTATTCAAACCACACCACTGTTTCACCGTAGTTTCTCGTGTACTCACGATAATGACGGCGAATCTGGCTTACTTCACGCCGTAAGTCCATTAAAAGTACGTATTGTTGACGTAGCCCTGTTGAGGCTCCATGTCCACATATACGTCCTCACGCAGGTTATCAATCGGGTCTTCTTCCAATTGAATAACTTCTTTGTCAGAATTCGGAAACACACGTTCAGTTGGACCGTAGTCCCCAAGTTCTTTAGTCTTAAAGATAGGCACATATCGGTTAGTGGTACGGGACACACGGCGTAGATTAAATATTTCAATTCTGTCAACACCAATATTGAGGGCACGGGCCTGCGTCTCGTATTGGTTTGTCCAGTAAGCAAGAAGGCTTTGAACCATGCGGAAGCGTTGGCTGGCTGGGATATGGATGGATTCTGACGTCATGACGTCAATGTCACGGCTAAATTCAGACATCAAAGCACCAAGGGCTTCTACGATTGTTCCAATACCAATAGTCTCAATAATTAATTTAGCCATGTTCTCTAATGGGATCTCAAGGCTAAAGGTGTGTTGAGAGATAGCCTGCTTGGCGTAGAACTCTAGGTCTTGTGGGGAAACCCATTCGTAATGGTATCCCTCAATCATGATCTTGGCGTTAGATGCAGGAGTAGTAGCCAGTCGCAGAATGCCGTTACGACTGTCTAAAGAATATTGAGCAGTAGTTAGTTCGCTGACAGAAGCACCAACATTGGTAGCAACCCATAAGGTATCAGCATCAATGTTAGGGTGACCTAACTCATAGGTACGCCCAACAGCGTCAAAAGAGACTTGAAAGAATTTAGGGAAGTCTCGCAGGTATGTCCGTGCTACTTCGGTAACCTCATCAAGAATCTGTTGGGAGTAGATAGACATGCTTACAGTTT